ATTGTTCCTAGAGAATATACTGAGGCTAGTGATTTAGAATTATCAATTAGGGAAGACGGTACTAGAAAGAAAGAAACATTAGAGGCCTTAACGTCTACTATAAACGGTAACTTTTTAGACATAGAATGTACTTTTAGTATTCTATCTGAGGAAAGTTCTTATTCTATAGAAATCAAGCAAGGTGATACTTTACTTTATAGAGACAAGGTTTATTGCACTTCTAAAACGGATACTACAATATCACATACTTTAAATACTGATGAATATAATCAGCACGATTCCGAAACCGAAGAGCAACAATATATAATAATATGAGTCGAAAAAATATTAGATCAGCTAGAAAAATACAAGCCCCTAAGGAGGTTAAAAACAGTATGAGGGTTTTGAACTTATCTGGCTATGAAATCCCAAGCATCAAGGAGAACACTAGAAATGATTGGGTTGAGTACGGTGACAATAATGATTATTTCGCTGAACTTATAGAGAGATATTTAGGTAGTCCTACAAACTCAAGATGTATCAATGGTATTGTTGATATGGTTTATGGTAGAGGACTAAACGCAACAGACTCAACAGAGAAGCCTGAAATGTTCGGCAAGATGCAAAGTGTTCTTAGATCGAGTGACGTAAAGAAGATGGTTAATGACCTTAAGATGTTAGGTCAAGCTGCTATCCAGGTTGTATATAAAACTGGTAAAAAAGAAATTGCAGGTCTTTATCATTTCCCTATGGAAACATTAAGGGCTGAGAAGGCTAAAGATGGTAAAGTAAAAGGTTATTATTATCACCCTGATTGGGCCAATATAAAGCCCTCTGACAAGCCTAAAAGAATACCTTCATACAAGAACGGTAGTAGGTCAGAGAAGATTGAAATATACTGCGTTAAACCGTACAGAGCAGGGTTCTATTATTATTCCCCTGTAGATTATCAAGGATGTTTACAGTATTGTTCTTTAGAGGAAGAGGTGTCAAACTATCACCTAAACAATATTAAGAATGGATTACAACCTTCTTTGTTATTGAACTTTAATAATGGTATTCCTTCTGATGAGATTCAAGAAAGAATCGAAAGAAAGATATATGATAAATTCAGTGGGTCTTCTAATGCAGGTAGATTTATACTAGCATTTAATGAAAGTTCAGAGGATCAGTCTACGGTTGAACCTATACACTTACCGGATGCTCACGCTCAATATGAGTTCTTAGCTAAAGAAAGTAGAGAGAAGATTATGATAGGCCACGGTGTTGTTTCACCTATTCTATTGGGTATAAAAGATAATACTGGATTTGGTAATAATGCTGAAGAACTTAGAACTGCTTCTATCCTTATGGATAATATTGTTATTAGACCATTCCAAACTTTACTTATTGATGCATTCAAAGAATTACTTTCCTTCAACGGTATAATGCTAGACTTATATTTCACTACTCTTCAACCAATTGAGTTCACAGAGCTTGATAATATTGCAACTAAGATTAAGAGAGAAGAGGAGACTGGTGAGAAGTTATCTAGTCAAAAAATAGATGAAGAGGAGGAGTTATTAAACATAGAGGTTGAAGAAGAGATAATAGAACCTAACGAGGAAGAATAATATGAAAGCATTATTTATAACATTAAAAGAACTAAAGAGAAAATCAATATTTGACGGTAATCTCGATGCTGATAAATTAATTCAATTTGTTGAGGTGGCCCAGGATACTGAGATACAACAGTTCTTAGGTACTAAACTTTATGAAAAATTACAGACGGAAATTATAGGTGATACCCTATCTGGTAACTACGAAACATTAGTAAATGAATATATTAAGCCAATGCTTATTTGGTATACTCAAGCGACTTATATTCCTTATGCAGCATATCAAATATCTAATGGGGGAATATATAAACATAATTCAGAGAATGCTACATCTGTAGATGAATCTGAGATTAGGACTTTAGCTGCTCACGCAACGGAAACTGCTGAGTTCTATACGCAAAGATTTATGGATCATATGAACTACAATAGTTCTTTATACCCTGAATATGTAAGTAATCAAAATGATGGGATGTATCCGGAGAGAGATGTAAACTTTACTGGGTGGGTTTTATGATAAAGGAAGTGAAGAAGGTTTATAAGCCAAAAAAAGAAAACGAAATTAAATTAAATAGTTATTTAAAAAAGAGAGATGGCGAATCAAATAAATTGGGGAAAGGTATATTGTGATATGGAGACCAACGATGCCTTCGGTGTCGATGAACAATGGTCAACATTTGCAATCAACGATTTATCTACTCCCACTTGTTGGGGACTTGTTCCAGTAACACCGTTTACAGCAGATATGGTTAGCTATTTTGGAGGTAATATAACAACAGATACAACACAATTTACAGCAGATAAAACACAATTATAAATAAAATAAAATGGCACAACAACTAATTGGAATTGGGACAACAGCTAATGATGGTACTGGAGACCCGTTAAGAAGTGCGTTTGATAAATCTAATGACAACTTTACGGAGCTATATGGAAAGCCTGATTTATCTTTAGCTACTAATACGCTAACGCTAACAAAACCTGATGGTACTACAGATACTGTAGATCTAGCTCCTTATTTAGACGATACTGCAATAGTGAGTGCTTCAATCGATGGGTCAGGCATTGTAACTTTTGTAAATAGTGATACGTCTACTTTTACTCTTGATTTGTCTAGTCTGTTAGATGACACTAATTTAATCACTAGTGTAGATGGTGGTACAGGATTAGAAGTTGATACTACTACTGGAGATGTTACGGTAAGCATTTCTGATGGTGGTGTAGATACTTTGCAATTAGCAGATGATGGAGTTACTTATGATAAAATGGCGGAGGAATTTACTACTGCTGCTGTTATTTCTGCAAGTGATGTAGACTTTAGTTCTGCTGCGGTATTTACAAAAACAATATCAGGTAACACTACACTTACATTTTCAAGCGTAGAAACAGGAATGGTTAAGGATTTAGTCATTACAGGTGCTTATACTTTAGCACTACCTGCTTCGGTTAAGACAATCACAGGAACGTATGATGGTTCAGTAGGAAACCTAATTCAAATAGTATCAACTAATGGCTCAACAGAACAATGGGCAACAATCTCTCAAGAAGCATAATTATGGGAAAGAAAGCAATAAATAGAAACGGTGTAATAAAGGTTTACGAAGGTGTACCTAAAACCTTATACTCTTCAACAGGAACTTACTTAAATGCTCCTGCTATGACAAGTGGAGAGTTAAGAAGTGCAGGTTTATTTGATGTAGTATTACCTGATGGTTATGATTCACAAATACACGATCTATCGGAAATCTATTGGGATAGTGCCAACACACAATTTACTTACGACAAATCAAATAAGACTTGGTCGCAAACAGTAGCTGAACTTAAAGAACAAAAGATAGCTAACTTAAAATCATCTGCTAACTCTGAACTATCAAAAACCGATTGGTATATAGTAAGAGAAGCTGAAGGTGGTACTGCTGCACCTCAAGATATTTTAGATGAGAGAGCAGGTATAAGAACTACAGTAGCTACAAAAGAGAGTGAAATAAACGCTAAAACTACAAAGGCATCAGTTATTACTTACGATATAAGTCTATAATATGATTGGTAAAAGATTAATAAATACAGGAGCAGCAGCAGATGCGGTATTCACTCCATCAGAACACTTTAACACTGTACTCTATACAGGTAACGGAGGTACTCAACGTATAGGAGGGTATATAAATAGAGGAGCAGAATTTAATGGGAGTAGCAGCTATATTGATTTAGGCAATAACGAATCAAATAACAAATCTTTAATATCTGTTTCCTGTTGGTTTAGAACTTCTTCTACTTCAACAGCAATTATTTGGAATAATGGCGGTAACGACTCATCCTCTACAGGTTTAGCTTTAAAATCTTTAGCTTCAGGTGTGCTTTATTTTCAGGCAAATACAAGTGGAACAAGTGTTACTGATACAGGAACAACTACCATAAATGATGGAAATTGGCATCACGTTGTAGTTAATTATGATAATGGAGATTTTAATGTATATCTTGATGGTAATTCTACTGCTGAATTAACAGGAACTTCTTCTGCCTTTACAACTACTGCAAATCAAAATTTTATAATTGGTAGGCTTTCAAGAGTATTAGTAGATTATTTTAACGGTGCAATAGACCAATTTAGAATATTCAATAGAGAGCTTACAACTACAGAAGTAACTACTCTATATGGAGAAACATTTGCTTCAGCATCTAAATCAGTTACTGATATATTCTCGGATAGTTCAGCTGTTGCTTTATACCAATTAGATGGTAATGCAAATGATACAGGAGGAGCAAGTGGTAAGTTTGGAAGTGCTGCTATATTTAATGGGAGTAGTAGCCATATTGATATAGGAGATGTCATACCTAATACTGATACTGACTATTCTGTATCTACTTGGATTAATATTGATTCAGGATTTACTTCAGGAAATAGAACTATTCTAGGTGCTGCTTCAAGTTCTTCAGGAACGGAGGGTTCTTTTAGATTACAGTTAACTTATGTTTCTGCAAATACATATAAAATAACAATAGCAAGAACAGTAGCTACTTCAGGAACTAATTTTTACTATAGTTCAAGTTGGACTGCTTCGAGTATCAATA